CACAAATGAAAATAAGCGCACCGAAGCTGTAACGAATTCACAATACAATTTATATACACAGTAAGGTTCTGCCCTGAAGGATTAGAACCTGCGTGTATGATGATGTCTCCGTTATATGCTACACATGAATACGCAATTTCTGTCGCAATACCCTTCATAATCATCAAATCGTCACTCGAATAACGTCCGCACTTTTCCGCAATTTCTATCAAAACAGCAAATGCTGCATTAATTAACTGGGCAGGCATACGCAGATCATATTTGCTATAATCCCCAGCAAGAATACGATCTTTTCCAAACTTACACATAAAGCGAGCAAGCTGATCCCATTCTGGGCCTTGTGCATTGACGCCAACCGCGCACTCAGAATCAAGAGGAAAAAGAGACAACACACGAGCCAGCGGTAAAAAATACTTACGAACTAACATTTGTATGGCCCAATCAGACGCTTGAAAAACACGAACCTTATCCTTAGTCAACTTAGTGGGTTCATCTTTAACACATGCCTTAAAAATCGCATAACACCTTTCCCCATTAAGCAAAAGTCTCTCCATACGTTCCATTTCCTCGATGATTGCGGGGTCTGCCTTCGCAGGACACTGAAATCCAGGATAATCAACACAATCCAAAATCTCAATCATGTCTCTCTTTGGTCCAGTGAGCGGAAATCCCTTAGAAGTATCTTTGTTCATAGCATCAATAAACCTCTTACCATCTTTACCACAAAGTGTTTCCATTTCCGTCAAAGGAACTAACTCATCACGGACCCACTTGCTGAATGCGGGTTGGGTAAATTTATCAACCAAATGATCAACATAATCAATATAAGCTTTTTCCAGCAAAGAACCCTCAATTCCAGCACTGGGATTTGCAGAAAAAGCCAAAGACGCCTGCCACATCAAAGTGCGGTGAAATTTCGGTGGTCCATGCTCACGTGGAACGCCCGTAATTTCGGCGACAGTGTCAGATATTGGAAGAACTCGTACTTTACTCTCTACGTGTGAAACACGAGACCCTCCTTGTCCAACGAACTCCACAGCACTACCCAAAGGTAGATAATTTATAGGAGATTTTGGATGTATCTCGCGTGCTGTTAAAACCTGCTTTTCATAGCGCTCAACAGGAAAAGTGCCATTGGAAACAGAAGGAAAAGCCCCCTTCCATTTTTTGTGTGCATTGGCAATCGTATCAGTTAACTCCTTTCGAGTAATGGTCAATCCTTTGCCCTTTGGAGTGTTAGGAACGCCGCGTAAATGAACACACGCAATGCAACTTCTAGCATATCGCGCAACTGCTGTCCCCATGCACAACCCCGTGAATGTGTTATAAGGAAGATCATACTTGAATCCAGGTCCACCAGATTCTGAGTCCTCAATATATGACAATCGGATCGTGTCCTCAGCGACATCTCCCTTCATGTCCTTATAAATAAAAGTGGCTGAACCGGAAGCAGTAATTGAATCTGGAAACAACGAAAGAATATTCTCAAATACACCACCTGAGGAAATGGACACTACACAAAGATCCTTACCAGGCACAGGAATCATATAATTTGCACTAACAATGGCTTTAAAAGTGGAATTTAGCAAAGTAGGATCCCTTCTTGTAATAACAGCTTTCATATCTTTACGATTTTTAAAAAGGTGCAAAGGTAACAGAAAAACATTCCCACCAAGTGCTAATAAATCGCATGACTGTTGAAAAGAATTTTCCACAAAAGTTCCATGACACAAATTCTTGCGTACTTTACTTACGACTTGATCATGCGTCATAGTACTTGCCTTATCAGAAACATGTAACTCTTCAACCACAGCAGTAGCCCAAGGGTTTTCTTCTAAATCCCGTTTCTGAATCTCTCCAACATCTAAAGGAGCGAGAGCTGATTGTTGCATGGAAACTACTCCGCGAAACATAGTAATAAAACTATGAAGCATCTTCGCAATAGCACATAAAGAAATAAATTGAAAAACCTTACTTTTACGAATGGAAGCAAAAATATCCATGGTTAAATCGCGCCGCCGAGCAAGTTCCCTTAATTTCGCATCACGCCATCGAGCGAGCATGGAATAATAGAACAACAAATGCACAAACAGTTCCAACAAAGGAACAAACGCTTTTTGAAAACAAGAGGAACAAATTGTCGCTAACCAAAAACAACACAAAGAAAACACAGTCATGTAACGCACTGTGCGCTCATATGATAAAAATTCACGACCATAACATAATAAATAAGCGCGAGTAACTACAGGGTTCATAAACATGTAATCAGGTATCGCAGCTAACAATTGATTGGTTCGCCTACCTATATTCTCAAATTGTTCGCGCACAAAATCAAATGTTTCCTCCAAAGAAGCCTGTTGTTCATCCTCATCAGATAATGATTCCAAATCATCATCATCTACATCTCCCACGATGTCTCTTACTTCTTGACAAAATTTATCTAGTTCTCCAATCGCTTCACATTCACACACGTCATGTGCCAACTTACAAACATTACAGTAGCGTCTTGACGCAACAAGGCCTTCTCCTTTAACAATCAACTTACGTTGATTTTCAAAATGAAGTTGGCACATGCGAGTGCAATGTCGGATAGTGTCGTGAATTCCTAGCACCAAAGGTTTCGTTTCGCCATGGGCTCCAATAAGGTGCCGTCCATTTCCTCCGTGTTTACGCTCGCGGGGAATATAGCTCTAAATCCCACACATCATTAACAATCGATTCCCCTGGAAAAGCAGCATGCACTTTCGCACTGTCAAGACGTAAATCAGGAAGAGCGTAATCTTTCTTAACTTTTACTTCAATATGGATATCAGCACGACGTACAATAGAAAATGGTTTAATAGAACCAACATTTCCATGATTGGACAATGGCGCATTACTTGTAATTACAAACACACGGGGTCGAATCTCCACTTTTCCCTTTTCATGGAGATCGGCCTTATTAGCATAAGTGATCATATTGTTATTAATATCAATTATGCGCTCAGTTGGCGACTTCTCTAAAAAATCTGCTTTTGTATTCCCCATGTCATCAAAAAATATGCCAACAGTGTCACCCTTCAATGTTGAATCAAATTTATCCGATTCCTTAATAATAGCCACTCCCTTCGGATCTGGATTGGCTCCAGAAGCAGAAAGACAATCTGACATCAAAATTTGTGACACTGCAGACTTGCCAACACCAGATTCGCCCCAGATATAAGTGGTAAAAGGGGCAAAGCGCATTGACCCATCAATACGCTTGGCCTGATAAGCAGCTCGATTTTTATGCAATACTTCCCGGCGCTTTTCAAGATAACCCTGTTGCCAAGTTCCTTTGGCAGACTTGTACGCACGATCGGCAAGCTCAAGGGCTTCATCAAGCAATTGTGAATATTCAATGTCATTAATAACGCGATTTTCTCCCCGAATCTTGACAGGTTTAGAATGTAAATTAAAAACCATGGCATGTTCATGAAGCTCAATAAGAGGAAAGTAAAGACTATCAAGCTCTTTGCTTTCATCGTTCGTAAAAAGCAACGGTCTAAAAGAACATGTGCGAAAACATTCATAACCACCCTCCATAAAAACTACAATTGTGTCAAGAACAGCACCAACTAAATCTATAGCAGTGTGGTGCTTTGAAATTGTTCCAACTCGAAAAAGATCCACACCCTTAATGGACCACTTCAAATTAGTAACACTACACAACCCGATGGACGCAGCAACTGTAATCATAGATGAAATTTTTTCAAACAATGGCGCATTGCGAATTGCGTCCCAATTTTCCCTAAGAGTTGGTATAACCTTTAACCAAGAAACATTCTCAGGCTCCCCAGCCTGTTGTTCAAAAATATTAAAACCAAACATAGATTTACACCACTCAACTGTGTCAGCTTGACGTAAAATAGCTTCAGTGACGCTTCCCTTGCTCATGGCGCGAACTGCTAACACAATTTGGCTAGCTACTTGCGCCGGCGTTTGACATACGGGAAGAGAAATAGCAAGGGCCCCAACAACTTCAAGAATTTCCAAAATACGTGAAGAAGAGGCTTCAGAACTAATAGAAACAAGTGTAGATTTAGCTTGTTCCAATAGTGATGCTGGGTAAAGATGTTCTATCAACGATTGATGAACGTAATTGACAGAACAATCCTTGGGCTTAAGATTACTTAAACGATAATTGGGAGGCGTTTTTGGCACGTTACAAACGTTACCGTTTTGACGCATCCGCTTCATTTTTTCCATTCGCGTGGATTTGCGCCCTTGTTGATACTTGTATCTAGCATCCTGTTTGGGATCATATGCCCCAGTTTGTAATGAGTAATGTGGCTCCGTGGAGCTGATCTTGCCCTCATTATTATTAGCAAAATCATTTAAAAATGAGTAATGTTGCTCCGCAGAGCTGACCTTGCCCTCATTATTATTAGCAAAGTCATTTGAACACGTAACAGAGGATCCTAAGCTTGTCATATTCATGTTGTTTGAATCGACAAGCTGATGGATCCAATTTACGGAGGCCCGCAAAATGGAAAAACCATTCAGCTTCGACACAGAAACTTTGGCTCACATAAATGCAAGTTTAATCATGTAAATCATCGCGTGTTATTCGCCGCGGACAGGGGCGCACGCTCATCACACCGGTTAGCATAATGTCGACAAAAGTAGCTGTTCTAATGAATTCTCAAAAGAACGCGGGGTTCATGAAGTCCCACTATTTGTCTAAAAGATACACCGGCTACTGAGTCTTGTCTAGGTGTCGGTCCCTATACTTAAATAATAAGTACGTTACCTAAGGGTACCACAGGATCATAGCGTGATAACAAACTAGCTACGTCAAATTCTCAGCCTGACGTAAAAATTGGCTCTTCTAATAAGTGATAAACACTATTAGGAATTGAAACAGCGATACAGGTACTACCTCCTTCGCTGAGTTCCGTTGATTACGGTATTAGATCCCCAAGACATATATTAAAGTCGCTTCTTGGCATATCAGTAACTAGCGACAAAAAGCGGGATTATATCCCGCGGACAACGTGGCGGTGAGGCCACTCAATATCTCACAACTACAAGAAAGAAAAAGGCTCAAATTTCCTTCATAGTAATTAATACTGGTCCATTTTAATTCGTTTAACCTTAAGAACTACGACAGTACAACGAGTTAAAAACGCAATTGCGTAATTAAATACTGAAGAGATGAAAAACTTGGGTCAGATCATAAACTTATCAAGTAACATTTTGCAATACATTACACGAGTACGTAATAATGCTCTTTATAGAAATTTGATACTCTAGACTGACAAATAACTTTCTGGGTAAAAACCCAGTAAAGACATGGTTGTCAGAAAAGAGTTTCATTAAAATACCTAAAAAGAGTCTATACAGACTCGAGCAACAAATTGTTGCTACTGATAAAAGTTCATTGATCTCCACACGGATAATATCC